CCTATAGCAGTATTATCGTTTCCTAGTGTGTTTTGATTTAATGCACCATAACCTATAGCGGTATTATTAGTTCCATACGTATTTGTAAATAAAGTAGAAAATCCAGATGCAAAATTATTGCTTCCTCCTATATTTCTATTTAATGATCCATTACCAAAAGCAGAGTTATTATTACCAGAAAGGTTATAATACAATGCTAGATATCCAGCACCAAAATTGTCAGTTCCAACTGTATTAGTACGAAGTGTTCCATTTCCAAGAGCTATATTATTACTTGCTGTGTTTTTATTTAATGTAGAATCTCCTATTGCTATATTGTTACTTCCAGTTTGGTTTGTTTGTAATGCAAATGAACCTATAGCAGTATTATCGTTTCCAGTAGTATTGTTTTGTAGAGTATTCGCTCCTATAGCTGTATTATCAGTTCCAGTTTTATTTTGATCTAGAGAGCCATATCCTATAGCTGTATTATTAGCTCCATAAGTATTAAGATATAATGCTCTATATCCAGCAGCAAAGTTGTTAGTACCTCCTATGTTTTCAGTCAGTGCTAAATAACCAAAACCTGTATTATTATCTCCAGAAAGATTTTTATTTAAAGTGGAGTCTCCTATTCCTATATTATTACTTCCAGTTTTATTTAGATATAAAACTCTATAACCTATAGCAGTATTATCACTTCCGGTAGTATTTGATGATAAAGAATCAAAACCAACAGATATATTTGTTGCACCACTTGAAAGTCTTAATCCATTATATCCCAAAGCAACTATATTATTAGTAAATAAAAATCTAGCAGTATTAAGATTTACAAAAGTAACAGGATCTAAAGTAGAAAAATATTTTCCAAGTACATCAAAAGTTGTAAACTTTGTTATATTGTCTTGTGATATTGGAAATATTTCAGGACCAAATAATTCTAATGTATTTGGTAGGTCTGCTATTTTTTTACTGTTTACGCTTGTGATGATCGGCATATATTATATATTTACCAAACAGAATATATATTTGATGGTAATGACGTAGCTATTTTTATATTACATGATTGATATGGTCCCAAACTTAAATTTACTCCACCTCTAACGAAAACACTTGCATTATTTTGAATTATTGCGGTATATGTATTTGAAGTATTTGTTAAGCTATATGTTACTCCAGTAACCCCACCGATTATACTGGTAATAGTTGTGTTCGCAGCTGTTCTTATGTTTATTTGATTTGTTGATTGAATAGCTAATGTTGGACTAGAAAAAGTAGAATATTCATAAACTAGATTTTTTATATTTCCATTAACTACAAAATCACCTTGAAATGGATATTCATTGCTTGCTATTGGATCATGTCCAGCATCTGGATTTGTACTATTAGTTGAAGTGTGGTGATTTGATCTGTGATATTTTGAGTGAAATCTATTCATAATTATATTTATTTTTATATTGGTGGTTTTAAACTATCACAACAATCTGATGTTGCGTCTCCAAAAGTTTTAGATGGTGCATAAGAATATTCTGATGAAAAATCCGAACTTAATTCTGAATATGTAATTGGATTAATATTACAAACTTTTAAAACTGGAAAATTTAAATCATAACTTGACATTGCTTTCCACGACCAACAAAAAGTTCCAGTGCATAAGTCTGATAATCCATCATTTCCGTCTATCAATCTAACGTCAATTATTTCTAAATATTCCCTTAATTGTTCTAAGGCGGTGTATATTTTTTTAAATTCTCTATTTAATACTTGTGGTATGTGAAACTCATTTACTCCTACTCCGATATTTTCATTTTCTATGTCATCGGAAAAGATAAGTTTATTTTTATTTGAAATTGGATATATGGAATAATATTCTATAACTCCAAAATTTTGTTTTTCGGAAACTAAGACAAATCTAGAATTCAAATTATCTCTAAATTGTTTAATATTTTGACATAATCTTATTAGACTTGTGTTGTAATTTAAATCTAAAGCTAGATCATCTCTATTCAATTTAATATGTTCTTCATTCCAATAACTATACGGTAACCCCTCTCCTATTTCTTGATAAAATATTATATCACTAAATTTTATTATACTATTTGTCGTTAATGCTAAAATAGATCTATAAAATGAAGATTTTCCAGTTACTAAACTTAAATTTTCTAAATTTGGTATTGCGGTGTTTGTTATATATAATCCAGAAGTTGAATATTTATATATTTCTTTCTCTGTTAATATATAAATAAAATCTCCACCTTCATCGAAAAATAATTTTAAAGGTGTATAATTTTTGTCTATATCTGAAATGTCTATTATTTCAAAAATATCAGAATTAAAATAGTCAAAAATATAAATATTATAATTTTCAGTTAAAACATATACAAACAAATTTTCAGGATGAATTGCGATTGATATTGGTTGATATATTTCAAAATCATCAGTGTGATACGTAAACATCCAATTTAAATCTTTTGTGTATTGTTTAATACATTTATTGTTATAATCCAATACGAATAAAACTTCTTTTTTGTATATTATTTCTGTAGGAGAATTTAATTTAAATGGTTCTTCTCTTTTTCCAAAATTTCCAACATTTAATTGGACGTTTACTTGTGGGGGGTAAAAATCAAAATCTAAATTTAATTTATATATTTTATTTTTAAAATTATCTGCTACATAAACATTTTCTCCCGATTCATCAATATCTATAGATATTGGATTTACTAGTAGATTGTCTATTTCTTGTTTATTTTCAAAAACAATTTCTTGTGGTATTTTAGATGATGAAAATGCTCTTATTGTAGTTTCGTCTATAACAAAAATTCTATCTTTATTTTCGACAGCATCTTTTAAATTTGAAAAATAATTACTGCCTGATGATGTAGCTTTATTTGGGTGATTAAGATAAAACTTCTTATAGTCTTTAGTATGCCAGCTTATTCCTTCTGATTTTTTATCTTCATTTGTACCTAACCAACCGTAATAAACTTCCGGAGAATTAGAAATTAATGTTTTGCAATTATCTCTTAAATATTGCAAATTAGAATATAATCTATTTATTCCAGTATTAAATATATCAACATCTCCCCATTCATTTGGTTGTATTTCTATTTGGTCTAAGGTGTATGTGTTTTCGTTTACATTTCCAAAATATAATTGGTTTTCTGAAAGTAATCTTATTTCACTTTGATCGTAATAAGGCCATTCATTAAATACGATTATCGGATCAGACATTTCAAAATATGTAGAAGTTTGATTCGTATAATTTGCTACAAATGAAATATAATAATAATCATTGTTATAATAAGTTTTATATATTTTTGAATCATTAAAAACTTTAGCTGATAACCCATCTCCAAAAAATAAATCGTAAGATGATATTTTGTAATTTAAAGTATTTTCTGGAGTTTCAAATTCGAAATAAATTTCTTCTCCGGTTATTGTATAATAAGAGGATATAAAAATATTAGGTTTTACACTTGTGCTATACGCGAAAATCGTTACTGGATTTGTTAATATAGGTACTTGTTTTTCATTCCACAAGTCTATATCCCCATTAAAATTAGATGATACATATTGAAATGTTGTTTTTGGTATTTTTAATTCTATGTCACTAGATGCCTGTAAACTTAGTGTTGTTATCTCTAAATCTTTTATATTTAAAACTTCTGATGGATCACCTATTCTTAATATGAATAAATCATAAGTTCCGTCTACTGCTGGTATGGATACCTCAGTTTGCCAATATTTACAAGATAAAATATATGTTATAGATTGTGTAAAATTATCATTTGATATTTTAGCTGGATTGTAAATATTTAATCCGGTTATATTTTGGGTTACTGTTAAAAATATATTTTTATCTAAATCAATTGATGTACTATTAACAAAAAAACTAATATTATTGGGACTATACTCTAATATTTTTGGAGATTGTAAAAATGCAGATGCAGTTTTAACGTATGTTGAACTAAATGGTAAAGTATTAGAAAATACTGGAAAATAACCAGTATACTCCGTATTATTCGTTGTCACTCCAGTATATGATATACCATCATGCTTTGGAAATAAATCACTTTTAAAAGCAGATAAATAAATCACAGAGCCTACATCGGAATATATCTCATTAGTATATGGTATTTCTATTTCTCCTTTTGCTGAAGTTAATGTATTTACGTATAATAAATTTGATCCAGAATAATACTCATATGTATCGTAATTTCTATTTGAAGAAACATAAAAATTTTGAGATAATGATTTTTTATTTGCGTATGCAGTAGGAGAAAATGATAAATTACTATAATTTGACTCGTTTAATAGTGTTATAAATCCACTAGATGCCGATAACCAAGTATATGGGGAATAAATTTTAAATTCTAATTTTTCATCTAAAAATGTTTTAGGTAATAAATTTAAAGTGAAAACCGAACTTAAGTTTCTAGATATTGACCATCCGGAAAGTTTTGCTTTATATGCAGATAATGTAACTGTTGCTTGAGTAATATTTGAATATTGTTGATATATATTATAAAAATTAACAATTAAATCTTCATTTATATTATAAGCTGTGGTGTATGAATAATTTACATTTGTTGATACTATCCAAGTTAAACTATCATAACTTAATGACGGTATTATATCAGTATTTCCTTTAAATGTAAAAGAATTTAAATCATTATTAGGTCTTGTTATTAAATTTGTTCTATTTCTAGTTTTATATGTTTTATTCTCTAATGTTGTGATCCCATTTGCGTTTACTTCAAAATCCACATTTATAATGTCATCAGTGGGTAATAAAAATATATTGGTGGAATAACTAGTAGTTAATGTTTTATAATTTCCAACCAATAGATTTAAATTAATTTTAAATGGTTTTATATGTGATAACAAATCATTATAATCTGGTTTTATTTTAACCTTGATAGAGCTTAATATATAAGCATCTAATAAATCATTTTCGTTATAAACTGTGATTCCATCATTATAATACATTTCAACTAGATTTTTATTATAATACTCGAAATTCCAATATAAATCAGCAGAACTAGGTATCGGCAATATTGTTCCATAGTAGTATCTACTCGCGCTTAAAGATAAGTTTACAACATCGTTGATTCTTGTTATATCAGAAGAATTAATTTTAAGTTCTTTATCATTTAAGTATAATTGATCATATAATACATTTTTAATAGTTGCGGTTTCGTTATACTTTTGAGATGATAATACAACTGTTATATTATCTATTCCGTAGCCTGATATACAAATAGTGGATGTATTATCTGAAAATAATATAGATTCTCCGTTATTTATTGTATAGTTTGAGTAATCTGAGCTTTGATATTGACTAAATGTACTTCTGTCTATACCTATCATTTTTATATTATCTGATTGTGGATAATATGACCATGATATAAAAGTATCTGTTAAATCTTTAGTTGAAAATAAATTATCTGCACTTAATTTAGCACAACTTAAATCCATCCTATTTTCTATTTCTCTTAGCTTTTCTATATAAATAGGATATTCGTATAGTACAACTGGTTTTCCTTTTGAAAAATTTATACGTAAAATATTTTCATTATCTATTTCAGTTAAATTTGAACAGCTTAAAGATGAAAATAAAAATAAATTAAACTCTCCGTATATTTCTTTTGGATATTTAATTAAAATTTTTGATGCTGATACTGCTGGTATATATATTGGATTATTTAAATCGTAATATACGTTTAAATTTTCTCCATAAAAACATTCCAAAGCACTTAGATATGCACTATCTGTTGTTTCTCCAACTGTATTTGTTACTAAATAAGAATAAAAAATAATATTATCTTGTGTACAATAAGTTGGAAAATCTAATTTTAAAATATTAAAATTAGAATATAAAAATGAGCTTATTTCTACTGCCGAAAATGAATCCCCACCAGAATAATAATATTTAGATATTCCGCTTGATAAATTAAAATTTAAATTTGTTGATGCTCCATAGTTAGGGAAATTATTACTTATGTATGAAGATTTTATAGTATAATAGTGTGGAGGATAGTTTAAAGTATGAATTAATAAATCTCCCGACGGAACAGTAGAAATACCAGAATATAAATCCGTTGAAGGGTTCCCTAAGAAATAATTAGAATCTATTTTATATGAAATTCCAAGTGGATCAGTTGGATTAACTATAAATAATTCGCTTCCAAAATCATCAGTATCATATGATACTAAATTATGATTAATACTACTACTAGTTAGATCTATTACTAGAGATTCTACCGAATTAGAAAGCTCATCTAAATTTAAACCTTTACTAATAGAACTTTGTGCTAATTGAAATGTTTGATAAAATTTATTATTTAAATTTTGTCTTAAAATTAAAGACCCTTTAAAATCTATAGCAAGATCGTGATATAATTCGGGTATATCTTGACCTATTATTTCTCCAGAATTATATAAACTTCTATAAGTTAAAAAAGTAGATTCGGGTCTTATTATAAAATTTTTATTACTATTTTCTATATAATCTTCTAAAAAAATAAAACTGTTTGAAGCATTTAAATTTAAATCTACTAATTTTTTATCTTTAACGCTTTTATATGCGGAAATAGAAGTATATATATTAGATCCGGGATTTGAAGGTATATTAGATGTTAAGGGCTTAGTATATAAATAATTATTTAATTCTTTATAAGCATTATTTTCATTATAAGTTCCGAAAAACCTTACAAAATTAGAACTTAATAATAGAGTTTTAGTTGTTAAAATATAATTATTTCCATTAGGATATACATCTATAGGATAATTAAATAAACTTTCCGGTATTAGTAAATATGAGAAAGAGGTTACGCTATCATTAATAGTTAACCTCTTATATTCAAGAGATAAAAAATTAAAAAATTCTCCACTATCTATTAATCTTAAACTTGATGGTATATATGATAATGTAGATGGTGTTTTTGAGTATGAACTTAATACATAATAAGATGTAGAACTAGTAAGTGACGTTATGTTACTGAAAATAGGATCATATATAAAATATTTTAAATTTCCATATCTATAATCTACAAATTTATATTCGTCTAATATTTTATTATTATCTGTATTTGGGTTATTTAAGTATCTAATTATATTTTCCGCTCTATAACTAAGTCCTCCTCTTGGCAAACCTGTAGCATTTTTATTTATGTAAGTTGGAGTTATATCATAAACTTCATTCGGCCAAAATGTTCCTGATCGTTTAACGATTGAAAATCCATCAGAAGCAGTTGGTATAATAGTAGCCATTATTTTTATATATTAATATTTAGATTAAAATATTATTTTTTAAAGTTAAATTAGATCAAACCCTTTATATAAATAATAAGAAAATATATTTTCTACGACTCCATTTTCTCCTATCCAATACTCATTAGATGATAAATTTTTATTTAAAACTGTTTGTTCGTTATTCCAATCTATAATACTATCAGTTATAATATCATTACCTTGATCTTTAAACTTATAAAATTCATAAAATCTATACCAATCTATTCCCAAATTTAATGATGTAGCTAATTCGTTTATGGTATATGTTGAAGTTCCGATATTTAAAGAACTTGTTATTGGAAAATTAGAATTAAATAAATATCCAGTATTTATTAATCTAAAATCGTTTAAACTTTTAGTCCTTAAAATAACTTTATCGTCTGCTTTTATTTTATATGAAGTTAATGATATCAAATCTCCTCTATTAAAGTTATTGTTTTTATTATATTTTATAAAATTATATTTATCATTTAACTTAGTTCCCCACAATCTAGATTTATTTATACTTAAAATATCCATTAATTTTTTAATTTGATTTGGATATTCAATCTTAAAGTCGGTATTATCTAAATCTAACATATTTGAACTGTCATATAACAAATCTATATTGCAGGTATCTATATCTGAATGATTTATATTAAAATTAGAAATTTTTTCGTAAGTATTGACGCCTAAATCATCATGTTCAAATGGAAATTTACCAAAAATAGATCCTAAAAAGTCATCAAACAAAAAATCACTTTCATTTAAAATTTTTTGGAATGTTACTGACCTCATATTTTCAGACATATCAAAATTTTCATTTATTTTAAAAAATTCATATGGATTTTTATAATAAAAATTTATATAATCAGTTTCTCCTGATAAAAATATAACCGAAGAATTTGGATATATAAAATTTAATTTATTTTTTCCATATTTATTAATCCAATTAAAACCAGTCCAATCTCCTTGTGCCTGTGCGGATTTACTCCACAAATCAAAATCTATTTGAGTGTTTATGTTATATTCTTCATTATTTTCAATTGTAAAATTATAACCTTTTGGTCCGATATAAAAATAATCAATTATTGTATTTGTATTAGAATCTAATACATATATTTTATTTTCTATTGAATTTATTACAAAAACTCGTCCTAACGAATCGGAAGCTATACCTTCTAACATGTTTTCATCGAAAATAAGACCACTTAAAGATGATGATGTTGACATCCATGTTTGAGGATATTCTGAATATGTACCATTAAACATTTTAATGTTTTTTAAATCTCCATTTTTTGTGTCTATAGACCCAACCCATTGATAACTATATGTAAACCAAGGATTTTGATTTCTATCCAAACATAGATTATTTATTTGATCATATATTCCAAAAGAACTTAACAACAATCCATTGGAATTTCTTTTTTCTATTGTTTGTGAACAAGTTATCCATATATTATTGTATGCGTCACATTTAATTTGATTGGGAGAAAAATTTATAGGATAACTTATAATATTTTGCAATATTCCATTTTGATTATACTTTATAACAAATCCGCTTAATAAATTTGAATACGAAACCCAAGCATTATCATTGCAATCAGTTTCTATGCAAGTTGGTTCCAATAAATTAAAATCAAATTCATTAGTGCTTAAAGCATAATAATTACAATTTTGTAAAAATAAATTATAAAAGTTAACATTTCCACCACTTATATTATAATTTAAATTACTAATTGGTGACGTTGCGAATAAGAATTCACCATTAGAATTAAATTTTAAACAAGATATAGTATCGTATAAAGTAACCCATAAATTTTGATTAGAATCTAATGTTATTGATGATGGTGTTGTTTGATAATAATTTTGATCTCTTAAAACCAGCCCCTTTAAGTTATTTTTATTTAAAATTTCATTGATATTTATAGAACACAATATTGATCCGATAGATGATATTTTATATATACTGTTTAATTCTGCATCAGCTACCCACGCATTAAATGTAGGGGCAGGTAACGCCGCAACTGAATATATCCCATGATATCCAGTTAGTGGATAAGTTTCGTTTAGTGATCTTTGAGTTGGTAAATCAAAACTTTTAAAGTTAGCTTTATTTAAATTTTTATCAGTTATTTGATTCAATTCATTAAAATAATAATATTGAGCAACTGCCATCATTCCAGCATTTGGATTTGATATCCAAATTAATGGATTATGTAGATTTCCAGAAAGTTCTGGAATATCTGTTATATAAACGTTTGTTTTTATTTTAACGTTTTGTGCTGACACTTTTTGAGTTGATATAGTCCCTTTAAAATAACCTTGAGTTTTATATAATGTTTCGTCTATATAATTTATATTATAGTTAGATGGTGTTATGTTTCCACTGATTCCGCACAATAAAATATTTAAAGTGTAAAACTTATCATTTGAAAATGGTATATCGTGACATATATAAGAATCTTCTTTATAAACTTTAAAATAATTTCCTTCTTCTTTTGAATTTTGATCTATACTGTTATTTGATATTTTTATTAAAATTGGATTTTTAGAACTTGACCATTTAATATTACTAAATCCTTTAGTTCCATTTTCGGTAATTTCTAATTTTTCTGGAGTTTTCCATAATATCATATATGGAGCAACTGCAACTGCTAAACTATTACTGTAACTTGGTAATTCTTCATTAGCATTAAAAGAATCATGAAATGATTTAATATTATCTGTTCTTAAAGTTGCTATTATCGTAGTATATGGTTTATTATTTACTACCAAGTCTGAATTAAAATTATCATCGACTAAATAAAATTCTGCCGTTCCAGTTATCCCAACAGTTGTACCATTAGTATCTAAATTTCCAAAATTATCTATTTTAATGGGAGTATCTTTTGTTTCTACGTAATCTATTTTATTTCCGTTTAAATCTAAAAACTTCCACTCTGGTCTTAAAAAAGACCATTTATTTTCTGGATTTTGTTTTTCGTATGATTTAGAAAATTGAGTTGACAAATCTATTATATGTTTTCCCTCTTGAGACGAAGTAATGTTTACTTTAAAAGGATATTTGTTATAATAACCTGAAAATGTTGGTGGTGGTATGACGTCAAAATATATTGATTCGCTAAGATATAATCCTACATTTAAATCTGAACTAAATATTGTATTTTCTCCAGTTTTTTTATTATATGCTTTAACTGTTACTGTAAAATTACCTGGATATATATAACTATAATTCGGAGCTTTATTTCTGCTTGTATTACCATCACCAAAATCCCATAAGAAACTGTCATATGATGATAAAACGGTATCGCTTAATGTTAAATTAAAATTAGTAGCTTTAGCAAACCCTTTATTTGGATAGATAGTAATCATACTATATTAAAAATCAGCAGCTTTAATAAACATATTCTTTTCTACTATTTCTATTCTTGAAAATAAATTTTGTATATTATTAAAGATTGGATATTTGAAATTTTCTAATTGTATATTTTGCGAAAAAACTTTTGCATCTGCTTCTGGATATGTGGAGTTCCAAAATATAAAAGAAATTCCTTCTAGATAAGTGTCAATATCTGATCTATACGTTTGTACTCTTTCGACGCTATCAATATTAAGTAAGTCTGTTGATATTTGAAATATATCTATTAATTGACCTAATTTGTTTACTTCTCTACTAAAATATTTTTTAAAAATTTTATCTATGTCGGATTTAATAGAAGAATCAGATCTTCTACTGTTAGAACTTTTTGTTATTAATAATTTTGATAAATTTATATTATCTATAATTGGATATTCATCTACTTTTTCAATATAAAAATCTACGTATATATAGACAGGATCCATAGGAACTATTTTTGAAGTTAATGTTTTTGTTTCTTGTAATCCATTTAATATAATTTCTTTTTGTGGTGGAGTTATATATTGCTGTAGTTCGTTTTTCGGAACCATATATATGTATATATTATTAAAATTACAACTACTTGCAAATTTTATTTGATTGAATAATATTCTATTATCTTTTTGTGGTTCGCTTAAACCTAAGTCATACAAATATTTTATATAATTTGCCGTATAGTTTTCATTGTTTACTACTTTTAAGTCTGATAAAAATAAACTATAATTAGATTTTAAAAATGATTCATAATCATTTGATGTTATTAGTCTATATTGACTTCTAAATGTTTTTGGAGCGTTATTTCTAATAGAGTCCACTGTTTCTTCTGGAGTAAAAACTGTTGATGGGTAATCATTATTTAATTTAATATAATTTAATTGATAAGGAGTTAAAAAATTTTCATATGTAGTTGATGTATCAGTTAATATATTAACGTATCTAATTGAGTTATAAGAAATCAAAGAAGAATCTCCTAATACATTTGGTCCAATACCAGAAACTTTATCGCTAACTCTTAAATAAAAAATTGATACTTCATCGTTTTGATCTAATTTTTTACCATTTATATCATCTCCAAATTTAATTTCGTATTTTTTATTTTGATTAAATCTTACTTCGTATACTGTATCATCAGATGAATATAAAAAAAGCTCTGAACATCTGGTCCATTTAATCCATTTATTGGTTCCAAATCTTTTAACATATACATCAATATTAAAATGATCTACGTATATATCCTCTTCTAATGACATAAATATAATTTCATTATCAATTCCCGATGCAGTATATAGTGGATATTCATCATACAGTCCTTGATATGCTAAATATGTATTTGCTATCGCATCTATTGTCTCGTCATCATCTGTTGATTTCGTAAAAGTTGTATCTTGATTTATTGAATAGAAAACTCCACCTACATTAACATAACTATATCTTGGTATTGTATAATTTCCAGATTTTATGATGCTTGTGGCCGTTACTTTATACGGAACCGTTTGCCCCAATCTACCCACAGGATTATAATTTAAAATTTTTACTATCCTGTTCATGTTTTCATATATTTGTGATTCCGAAAACATACTTTCTGATGCTGTTTTATTTAAGTAGTACATCAACGTGCTGAAAGTAAACCCAACAACATCTAATAATGATGATAAATTTGATCCTTGGTAGTTTTGATCTGTGAATACTTTACCTCTATTTAATCTATCAACCAATAAATCTCTTAAACTTGTTGCGTCAAATGACAGGTATGAGTTTTTATTTAAAAAATTATCTTCCATTTTAATAATTATCTTAGATTAAGATTTCTCCTCCTTTTAATGCTATTATATTTAATAAATTTTGTTTTTTAATATCTATAAAAGAATAAATTATTTGTATCTTATATAAATTTTCATCTGGATAAGCGTCTATATTTATATTATCTATTATTACTCTATCTTCTAAGTTTTGAATAGTTTCTAATATATCTCTTCCCATTATATTTGCTATAGTTTCGTTCACAGGTTCAAATAAATATTGTTCGAAAGAAGACCCAAAATTAGGATTTAATAATTTTTCTCCTTTTTTTGTTGTAAAAATATTTCTTAATGAATTTTTAATAGCTAAAATATCATCATCAGCTAAAATATCTGTAGATATTACAGGTTTAAATCCTAATCCTATACTTTTAGATTGTTGTAAATCTAAATGTAAATCTCTGTATATATAGCTTTTATCAATAACTTCTTCGTTTATTTTAGTATCAATTGAATTGATTTGTTTTGGTCTTGCCAAATTATTTAAATCGATTTTAGCCATTTTAAGTGTAAATACTTATAGTAATATGTCAAAGTTTAACAAATTCAATACACTTTTAGAAAAAGCATTTTCACATTATGCTAATGGCGGATTTCGAGAAGGTTCTCCAGTAAAAATTAAAAAACAATTTTTAAATTCAAAATATTGTTTAATGCATTACGGTAAAGATACTGAATTTTATAATTTTTTAAAAGACATGATAGAAAAAGATGTTTTTTTCTTCATCAAAAGAGTAGCTGGTTCTGGATCAGAACAAAACATAAAAGATGCAAATACTAATGAAGGAACTGGACCTGTTTATTTAGTTTTAAAAATGGATCCTAGAAGTATTAAATATTCAACAGAATTTAATGATTTTACAGTTCCTGGAGATATGGAATATGTTGAAGTATTGAATTTTGGAGTAAACTTACCTCCAGTACAAGGAGTTCCAAATAGGTACGAAAAACCAATCGGAACTAAACCAGAAGTTGTTCAAATTAATATTAGTTTAGGTAATCAACCAGTTGATAACTCTTTACCAACTAAAAACACTAAAATCTAGTCATTCATAATCTTATATACTGATATAAGACAACAAAAGAAATTTATTTCTTTATCTAATACTGTTACATCTCTGTACATATATTCACCTATATCCATAAGAATATTTTTCTTTTTCATTTCGTGAATATTTGAAGAATAAAAGAATTCAAATAATTCTTTTAACAGATTTTGATAATCTGAATTAAACATTTTTTCTTCCTCTATTATTTTTTTTCTAATTATATATAAATCAACTTTTTTTGAAATAGAATTATAAATATAATCCGTTAATGTTTTTAAAGAGTTATTAGAATCTATTAAAAGCTTTCCTGTTATTGAAAATTTTTGAATGCTATTTATTATATGTCTTAAGTCTGGATATTGACTATTAATTAAATTTATAAGTATTGGTTTTTGATCTTCTGATACAGCTATATTTTCATTTTTTAATATGAAACAACATCTTTTAATCATATCATCAATTGATGGTTGAAGATTAAACATTGAACATCTAGATTTAATAGGATCTATTATTTTTTCTTTAAAATTAGCTGTTAATATGAATCTAACATTATCGGAATACTCTTCCATTACATTACGCAATATTCTTTGTGCTTCTGGTGTTGTGCCGCAAAATTCGTCGAGAATTATTACTTTTTTATTACCATCAATTGATTTAGTCTGAGAAAACGTTATAACTTTATTCCTAATTGTATCTACTCCGTTTTCGTCAGATGCATTAATATATAAATATTGACATTTTAAAACATCTTTAACTAGTATTTTAGCCAAAGAGGTTTTACCAGTACCAGATTTACCATAAAATAACAAATGCGGAGTGCTATCAGAGATATTAGAAAAAAATATTCTGTTACTATCAGATAATAATAGATCTGATAAAGTTTTAGGTCTGTACTTTTCAACCCAAAGAAAATTATAACCATTCATATACGCTATAATGATAGCTAGTATACAAGATTAGTCAAGGGCTAATCGTTTAGAAGTTCCAAACCCTCATATTTAGAATTTATAACTTCTTTTAATTCTTCTTCTTTTGTTTTTGTTTTAATTCCGTCATTAGTCAATAACCAATCTTTAAGATCTTCTGCTTTTTCGTTTGGTATTTGAAAATTTCCAAAATTTTGAATAGTCACTTGTGTCATATTAAGTATTTAGTAAATATACTTATATGTCAAACGATAATAATTCAGAAATAGATGATATTATAGATCAATTAAAAGATGATTCTATTTCTCCACAATCAAATAATAATAAAACAGAATTAACTATTTCTACACCCCAAACATTAACGGATGAAAATGTAAATGATTACGTTTATAAAAAATCAAGCGAATTAGTGGAATCTACTTTAGGTGCTATTGCATCATTTAGAGATAATATATTAGCTGGTAGCGATCCTAAAGAAATATCAGCACTATCTCAGCTTATAAATTCAGCATCTAAAGCATTAGATCAATTAAATAAAATTAATTTACAAAATAAACAAACAAAATCTAATTTGGAGCTTAAAAAATTAGAAATAGAATCAAATTCTCATTTATCAAAATTAATTCCACAAACTAATAATATTGTTATAGCAACTAGAGATGAAATAATGCAAAAGATGTTTGATAAACCAATTAAAAAAGAAAAAATTCAAATATTGAATTCTGAAATAGTCGAATAAATTAACTTATTTTAAAAAATAAAAAACCCGCTAATATTTCTATTAGCGGGTTTTTTTGACTGCTATATATTACAGATAAATGCGACCTTGATCGGGTACGAATGCATTACCAAGACCTTTAACTATGATGGTGTGGTAGTATAGATTTGCACCAAAGATATGATCGACTACGCCGTAACGAGTCATAAGACCAACTCTTGGAGAGAAGTCATTAGGACCAATTGTGCGTTGAATCATAACTGGGATGTATGGGCAATATACAATACCGGTATCATAATATTCGGAACCTTTGTAACCAAGTAAAGCGTACTCAAGTGCGGCTGAACGTCTGCCGTCGAGATACTGCGCGTCTGTACGTGTGTCGCGGTAAACAGTGAAACGTCCACCCAAGTTACCAACTTTGGCAATGCCTGTTGGCTGGGTATTAACGTTACCGTTTACTGGCATCCACTGAAACTCAGGTAACATCTCAAGGATAGCGCAAACGCGAGGTGTAGCGATAATGAAATTAGCACTACCACGGCGGTTACGAATTGCGATGCGGTTAGCTTCGACAATTACCTTGCTGTAGAAGTCACGGTTTCTCTCACCCAACCAACGTGCGTCGGCGGACTGAGCGTACCAGAACGAGTATCCACTTCCACTACCTGCTGTTAAGCATACTTGAACCATTCTCATGACCATTTCGCGGTCGATTTCGGCTTGAAGCTCATATGACATAGCATTAGTGAGTTCATTGTCGATATCGAGTCCGTTCATGTTCTTCAAGTCTTGTTCTAATTCAACAGACCAGCGAGCGGCGAGGCGGCGTGTGCCAGCTTCGACTGCTGTTTTGCTGAATTCAACAACAACTTGTGGGATGTTTCCGGTTAATTCAAATTGATTGAGAAGAGCGGCAACGCCTTTATCTTCATCAAGCATTTGGAATTCAGTTCCTGCACCACCGAGGCCGGAGAGTGAGGTAGCTGAAGTACCGGTGAAACGAGTATCCAAGTATTGATAGCCAATTTCTTTGCCGTCGGCTGCTGCTCTGGATACGCCAGTGTTTGATGCTGTAGTAGCACCTGTGGCGTAACCATCGAGGCCGTTGGCTCCAAGGCTATCTGCTTCATAGCGGTAACGTAAGGCAAACGCTAAACCTACTGGTCCTGACATTGGCTGTACACCGACGATTTCATTCGTGATAAGCTCAGGGAAAGTTCTGCGTACCATTGGGATAAGAATCTTAGGTAAACGAGAATCTCCACTAGCATAGGTATCTCCGGAAGTAATAGATCCTGGTGGGTTATAAAGACCACCTGAATTATTACCAAAAACACCGGTTGTACCAGCTGTGTTACCAGCTTCTTCGATACACCAACGTTCTTGGTTTTCCATGAGAATAGCAGTTGTTAAACGGGCATGTTCGTCTTCGATTGCTGTTACCTTATCGGATGAGTAATCGAGAACAGGCGACCATTTTTCAACTAACTGTGTTGCACGAGAACGGTCAATATAGCCTACTGATGGATTAACGGTTTTCATATTTGTTTGTTTCCTTCTATGGATAGATACGAATTGAATTTAAACATAAAATATATTAAAAATTACTTTTTATTATACCCCTCTGTTTTCTTCAATTCACTCAGATATCCGCCAACCAAGATATTTCCTTGGTTAGAAATAGTGTTAGATTCAGAAATAATAGTTGCTGGGACTTTAACATTACGACTTAATGCGTTTTGTTTAGCCTCAACTGCTAATTCTACTTCTTTCTCTTCTTCACTAGCGTCGAACATCTCAACTACGTAGTTAAAATTTTCTTCGATATAGGATTTATTTTTATCTCCTAATAATTTAATTACAAAATCTTTTTTAGCTTTAATCATGTTTCTTGTTTTTTCTTCAAGAATCATATTAGCTTCTATTGTTTGGACTTTTTCTAAAAGTTGTTGATTTTCTTCTTTTGACTTATTTAACTCTTCAGTTAAATTATCAATAACTTGTTTTCCTTCTGAAATAGTATCTTTAATTTGTTTATTTACATAATTAGAATCTATTCCAACTAATTTACGAATTTCATCTAATTGCTTTTTAGCATAAACGTTTTCAACAGCTTCTTCCAGCTGATCTTTTGGAATTAATTTTTCAATATATAAATCTAAATAATTACTAAGTTCGTTAATAATGTTATTAGAAAAACTTTCTGCTTTTTCGTTTAAAGCTTTGCGATAAAAAGAAACTAACTGTTCCAATTTTTCAGTGTGGTTTTCATTAATCGCATTAACAACTTTCTGGAGTTTATCACTATGATCGGCGTCGATTGCTTCTAATAGTTTTTCTAATTTTTTAGCGTGATCATCATCTTGTTCGCTTAATGATTTTTCTAACTGTAGAGAAACTCGGTTTTCTACTTTTTCATTAACTGCGGTTTCAAACGCTTCTGCTATTTCTTTAGCTACTTCTTCTGAAATAACAGAGTTGTCCATTTTTTCTAATATTGATTTTAGATCCATAAATTTATATATTAATAATTATCCTTGGTTGATTACTTTTTTGATATTTTTTTTTATTTTTCTTCGCATTCATCACATCCGCACGAACATTTTTTTTTCTTTGCTGATGTTTTAATTTTTTTCTTTAATTTTTCTGTAATTACAGTTTCCAAAATAGAATTAGCATTTGAATAATTTTTTTCAAAAATATTAGTTACAAATTTAGATAATAAAGATCTTATATTTACAGAATCTTCTAATTTTTCTTTATTCTTTTTTGGTGGTAATTTTTTGTATTTACCTTTTGTTTTACAAGATTTCATTTTCATAATAATATTTATACTTACAGTGTTTTAAGTGAATTTATAAAAATAATAATTTGTTCTTTCAAGTATTGATCTTTATTTGTTTTCGGTAATGTAGAAATTTTTCTTTCGAAATTTTCATATACTGGTTCGAATTCACCATTATCCATTAAAACCCATTGTTTGGATTCTAAAATTCCATTTACGAATGCTGTTGGTACTGATGGGTCAGCTACTACATCAACTGCTACTAATCTAAAATCAGATACTCTATTTATTCCTTTATCAGAATCAACTCTTCCTAATGCTCTAGATGAAACTCCTAATTTTACACCATCTAAAATTAGAGATCTAACAACTTGACCAACTGGAGTTGATAATATTTTAGATTTTCCAGTAAAAATATTTCCTTCTTGTGTAAGTTCAGTAACCATGTGACAAGCTCTTTCCAAATTAATTTCTGGACTTTGTGGGTGGTTTAATTCTCCGGTAGCTCTATTTTGTTTTATCATTTCTCTATCATATCGAGAAACTTCTTTTACCATTTCTTCTAATGGATAAACTCTTTTATTTCTATTCGCCTCATTAGCCATTAAAAATGGACCTTTGATGTACATGTTTGAAGGGGTGTTTCTATTTTGTTCTTCTATTAAATATTTAACTTCGTATGTTGGCTCTTCAACTAAAAGTTTATACACATTATTTGACATATATTATTTACTTATTCAATATATATTCAATTTCATTTAAAAATGTTTAAGAAATGTGTTTTTCGGTTAAAATAAAAAATATATATCCTTTATTTTTAGCCCACTTCTTAGCTGCTTCCCATTTAGCACAATTTACAGCATAATTATATTTTTCATATAATATAGTTTTTTTCTTTTTTCTTGGTGTTTCTATTGGTGGAAATGTTTGTTTTTCTGGTTTAACTTCTATTAATAATTTTTTATTTGTTCCGTCTCTCATTTTCATTTCACAAGATAAATCTGTAAAATATCTATGTATTTTACCATCTATTGGAGATGTATATGGGATTATTATTGTTTCAGAAGTCCATTTTAAGACGTTAGGATTATTATCCATCCATCTCATAGATTTTAATTCCATTAATGATCTATATAAAATTGGAAATGTACCTTTATATTTTTCTATATTTTTAGGATTGAATTTACCTTGAACGAAATTTTTATTTTTACTTTTTGGTTTCATTAACCTATGAAAAATCTTACTGGATCAGTATCTACATAATTAGACATTAATTCTTTTTCCAGTTCTTCTTTTTCTTTTATTCCTTGATTCATGAAATCTTGATAATTTACTTGTTGTCCGCCGAATAAATTTGTTCCGCTATATTTTCCTCTTACATTTCCTACAGAAATTTTAGTTAAAGCTGTTACATATCTAAACACCCAAAGTTGAGATACTAAATCTTTAATTGGTTTTTGAACTTTGCATCCAACAAGTCCGTAATAACTTAATGCTTTATTTGGTTCTGGTATTAATTTTAAAATTTGTGTGTCTGGATTGAATCTAAAATATGGTTTTAGTGCTAATAACTTTTCTCTTGTATCTAACCATTCTTTTAACGAATTCCAAGTTATTAAATCGTATCCCACATTTCCTAATAAATGTCCAAAATATGCTTGTTGAGCTATAGTGTGTTCTATAGTAAATAACGTATTAACGCCGCTAGTATTTCCTTGCTCTATTGAAAATACATCAACAACTTTTCTATAGTCATCCATATCGAAATCATATCCCGCACTTAAAGATGGGGATGATGAATCTATAGAATTATACATTTCTGGAGTAATACTGAATAGTTTATCTATTTTTAATCCAATTCCAAATTCATATAAATCAGATTTAAAAATTAAATATTCTTCTGTTACTCCTGAAAATTTAGTGAACCATTCAATAGCAATATCGATAAATTCATACATTTGTTCACTGCTAACTTCTATGTCAACAAGTGGTTCTCCTAATGTTCTTCTTACTCTTTGAGCTAAATGGTCATAACTTTTTATTTTTGAATTAAAAGTAGTACTACCATGAAATTTATTTGGTATCGTTGACATTTTTAAGTGTGTTTAATTCGTTTTTTACTTCTAATAATTCTTTTGATAGTTCTTGAATAGCTTTTACAAGTACTGGTATGAGGTTAGTTTGAGCCACCGTATATTTATTCTTATCGTTAGTATCGACCAAATTTGTATACTTAACATTATTCGATTCTACGCAATCTAGAAGTTCTTGAGCTATAAACCCGATTGCTGGCTTTCCTTTGTCTACTTCACATTCTCTTATATTCCATTCGAATTTTCTAGGTTTAAGTTGATTTACAAATTCAACTCCTAGATCTAATGATTGAATGTTTGTTTTATCTCTTTCATCGGATACGAAGCTCCAAGCTGAAGCTGCTCCTTGGAATCTAGCTACAACTGATCCGTTTCCTATATTTACTTCGTTACTTATGGTAGCGGAACTTGCATTTTGACCCCAACCAATGCCAACATTATAGTTTCCTCCGGTGTTAGTTTTTAATGCTTGATTTCCTATTGCTATATTACCAATACCTATAGTATTATTGAATAGTGTTTGATACCCGATTGCTGTGTTATGTTCAGCATTATTATATGCTAAAGCTTGAACGCCTTGAGCTATATTATTACTTCCAGTAGCATTAAAAAATAAAGTTTGGAATCCTAATGATATGTTGTTACTTCCAGTTTGATTTGCTTGTAATGCTCCAACATTCAAAGCTATATTTTTTTGCCCTGAATTATTACCAAGTAATGTACTATCTCCTATAGCTATATTATCAAATCCTATTGTATTATTATTTAAAGCTACGTTTCCAATTGCTACATTAGAATAACCATAAGTATTAGAAATTAAAGCGTTATTTCCAGCAGCAAAATTGTTGTTTCCTCCTATGTTTTGTCTTAATGATCCATTACCAAAAGCTACGTTATTTCCACCTGATATGTTATAAGATAAGGACGACCTACCGAAAGCTATGTTATTATTTCCGGTAGTATTAAAATACATAGCTTGAAATCCATTAGCTATATTATTACTTCCAACTGTATTTGAAATTAAAGTTTGGTAACCTAATGCTGCGTTTGAATTTCCAGTTGTGTTATTAGCTAAAGCGTTATTTCCAATTGCTATATTTGAATATCCTGTTGTATTTTTGGCTAAAGCAACAAATCCTATTGCGGTGTTGTCTTCTGCGTATGTAGAGGAACTTAAAGCTCTAAATCCACTAGCGAAATTGTGATTTCCTCCTATATTTGCAAATAAAGTTTGGAATCCATTAGCAAAATTATTACTTCCAGATAAATTATTATATAATGCTTGATATCCGTTAGCGTTATTATTAGTTCCTATGACATTATAAAATGATGCCATAAGACCATTAGCTATATTATTATCTGCATTATTAAATGCTAATGCTAAACGACCATTCGCTATATTATTACTTCCAACTCGATTCGAATATAATGATTGATGTCCATTAGCTATATTATTAACCCCATCTGTATTTGAAACTAAAGTTTGATATCCTAATGCTATATTAGCTAATCCATAAGTGTTTGAACTTAGAGATTGATATCCTACCGCAAAATTATTAGTTCCTCCGATATTTTGATATAATGATTGGTAACCAACTGAAAAATTATTGGTTCCTGTTAAATTATTAAACGATGATTGTCTTCCTATTGCTATATTATTACTTGATGTTAAGTTATTATATAGTGATTGATATCCTAATGCTATATTATCACTACCACTATAATTAAATAATAAACTACTTTGTCCTATTCCTATATTATGGTTCCCCGCAACGTTCGTATATAAAACTTGATTTCCAATAGCAGTATTAAAACTTCCGGTTTGATTATATGGTAATGAAAATGAACCTAAAACACTATTCATGTTTCCGGTAGTGTTCGCAAGCATATTAAATAACCCTACTGATACGTTGCTTGCGCCTACAGTAGTATTAGGAAATGAATTGGTTCCAACTATAATGTTGGAATTATTATTAACAGTAACTCTTAAATATGCACTATTACTCTGAACAGTACTATAAACTGAAGCATAATTACCAGTTAAGCTAAATACTCCATTCAAACTACCACTATTGGAGTTTA